TCTATCAAACACAAATTCAGTAATATAATGTTTACTAACACCTGAAGAGCTTGGACTACCAGTATATCCGCACTTTGAGCCATAAATTGGATAATCATATCTTAATTCAGTTCTATAAAGACTTACTATAGGATCAACTCTTGTTAGCATTCCAACATTTTGACCAGTAGAGCTATCAGTGCCTTGTTTTAGGTAAGATTTATAACTTCCATCTAGCTTGGTCGCTAGTATATTAAGTTCATCACAGCCTTCAACCTCACAAAAATTAATAATATCTGGTTGAATTGTGTTAACAACTTTTGAAACATAAGACATATGAGTATCTGCTTCAGATGAATTTTTCCAAGGGCAACCGCTGCCTGGACAGTTTGAAGAACTACAATAATCAATAAATAACCATTCAACATTATATTGTGCGATTCGCAATTTATGTTTGTCTTTACGTCTGTCTCCAATAGTTGTTACTACAGGACATTCAGTATCAGCAAAAATACTACCTACAAATAATGAAAGCAAAAAAAACGCGCTTAACATACTTTTCTATATATTTTATATATTTTAAAAAAGATTTAATATATATATAAAAAAAATTGATTAATAATAATTGTATATTAATATTATTAATAATAAAAAATAATGAAGACTTTTAGTACTAAAATAATGTTACCAAAATTAAAATTAACGTCTGAAAAAAAAGATGCAAAAGTATTTCCTGAAATTGAATATAAATTACAATTTGATGGATGTAGCAAATCTAATCCTGGAATAGCTGGTGCTGGTGCGGTTATTTACAAATTTAACAAAGAAATTTCTGCTAAAATTCAGTTTGTTGGAAATAATGAAACAAATAATGTTGCTGAATATACTGGCTTGATTATTGGTCTTAAAGAAGCTATTAAATTAGGAATTAAAGATATTGATGTAGAAGGAGATAGTATGCTTGTTATTAAACAAATGAAAGGTGAATATAAGGTTAAATCTGAAAACCTAATTAATTTATATAATCAAGCAAAGATTTTAGAAAAGGAGTTTAATTTTATAAACTATAAACATATTTATAGAGAGAATAATAAACGTGCGGATGAATTATCAAATTTAGCAATAAGTAAAGATCACTTAGATGAAGATATGTATTATGATAAAGATGATGAAGACGAACCGGATGAATATTTATTTAAAGAAGAAAAATAATATTTATTTATAGTAAATGAAATCATCCAAAATTATTTATGGTGGTATAGGACTTGTTGGATTAAGTATAATGTCATATTTTTTATACAAAAAATATGGTGATGATGAAGATAGCAGAGATTTAAATAATAATTTAAATGATATACAAAAAACATATGGATATACACCTAAACCAATGCCGAATGGTGGAGGAAAATCTAAAAAAAGAAAAAATAAATCTAAGAACAAATCTAATAAAAAATCTAAGAACAAATCTAATAAAAAATCTAAATCTAAAAAATAAATATAATATAATAATATTATAACAATGAAAACTCAAGACGCAATTGTTCTTCCAGCAATAATATTATTTTTTGGTGGATTAGGTTGGTATTTTCGATATGAACTTATGGGTGAAGACCCACCTCCACCAAATTATGAAGATGAACTTAAAGGAGGTAAAAAAACTAGAAGTAGAAAGCATAAAAAAGGTAAAAGTATTAAAAGGAAGTAGTAGAAAAAAATAAATATTAATATTCTAAAAGAGAAATATTAAGTATTTTATTAGGTTTGTATTTTAATAAATCAAGTTCTTTTTTTGTTGTTGGAAATTCTTGTGTTCCATAAATGTCTTGAAGTATTAACCATTCAAATAAACCTCCAGAATAAATATATACATTATAAAATCCTAATGAAGTAAGTTGGCTACACTTAGTATGTATTTTTTCATCATTACAATTTCTACCATAAATAATAATTTTTATATTTTTTAATCCATTTGTTAAATACTTATTAATAATTAATTCTTCTTGAGTTGCGTTTACTGTATTTGGTAGTAAACAGATTTGTTCTGTATCAGGTAAAGTATTTATTAATAAATGTGATTCTGGATTTTTTAAAACATATTGTACGTCTTCAAAATTTATTTTTTGAATTGATTGAGAATTACCCATTATTTTATGTGTTAAAATATTTTTAAATATTAAACTTTTTAATATTTAAAAATTAATTGTTTTTGTTGCAACAAAACCAAACAAAAAATTTAATGAAACTGAACCACAATCTCAACCTTTTCTTTCTTGATGCTCTTTGTAGCGGAAATAGATAATTCCTCTCTTTTTTTGCGTGTCTTCGAGTTATCCACAATTTGTTCTTTTCTTTTTGAAGTACTGTTACGATTATTCATATCCTTTTCTATAACTTCATAATTTTCTTCAATATAATCGATGACTTTATTCTCAAGCGCCCATTTAAAAAAATTCAATTGGCCAATTGTGGTCTCAATACAAGTGTCTTTTTTATATGGAATACTTATTCTGTCCCATCGGCAGAACGGATCGAAACGTTTTTTGCTGTAAGCTTTTAATTTTAATTTGTAATCAACATAGACCTTAAATCGTTTGTTCGCTTCCGCGTCCTCAATTAAAGTATAATATTTTTTGGCATAATTTGTAGAAAACCAATCAACAATTCTAAGAGAAATTTTGGATTCACCAGTAATAATTTTCAACATTCTGTTTAATGTTTTTTCATCTTTATAAAAATCCATTAAATTATTAAGCAATAAATCATTTTGAGTTGTATAAGTTGACGAGGCGTTCATTATTAAGTTTTTGAAAAATTTATTTAAGTAGTTTAAAAAACAATATATAATTTTATATTTTTATAAATATTATTAATAATATTAAAATATTTGAAAACTATATATGCCTTCTTTTAAAGATTTATTTACACCTTTAGACAAAAAATACTGCAATTATTTTTATTATTTATCTGTAATTAGTTATTGTTTTTTTATTTTTATGGTATTGTCATTAATTTGGGGATTAATATTTCATAATAAAAAATTTGATTTATATATTTGTTTAAATTCTATTAGCATGATAATAAGTACTTTTTTAGTATACTTTGTAAATCGTTTAATGTATTCTATGTGTGTTAAAAGTTTATAATTTTAATAATATTTTAATAATTAAATTATTCGTTATTAATTTTATTTTTTTCACGCTCTAAAGTAGTGTTCATTGGTTTCAAATACATATCACTATTTGAAATATCTTGAACATAATTAGATTCATTTAAAAAAGGATTAAAACCTTTTTGTTGTACTAATTCTCTATCCGCAATTTTATTATCTAAAGCTTCTCTCTTACTAGATTGTTTTAAAAATCCTTGATTTAATATATCCCACGTATTTTCATCGTGATTTAATGATGTTGAATATGCTGAATCTTCAATATTTTTACTAAAAATTTCATCTTGATCTACAAATTGTTCTTCATCTGGTATAATATTTTTATCAGGTCTTTTACTTTTTTTATAAGGTTGACCATTTGACCATTTCCATTCCATTTTTACAAGTTATAAAATATTTAAAATTTTAAAATATTACTTATAAACTTAATTATCTTGTCTGATAATATTTAATTGTTTTGTAAATAAAAATTTATCAGATGATTTACATCTACGTTTCAAATTACAATCTAAGCAAGCCAATACAATATTATCTACATTATGTCCTAAGTCATTATTAATTCTATCTACAGACCATTGTTTTAAATCTCTAACATTTTCATATAAAATATACATTTCACATTTACAATAATAACATTTTATTTCAGTTTCAATTAATCTATCTATAATATGTTTTAAATTAATTATTTTTTCAATATTTAAATTTTTCTTATCAATATCCTGTTGTTTATATCCAGTTATTTTTTTTTCTATTTGTTTTGTTAATATTTTTGAATTATTTTTATCTTCTTCGTTATTCAAATTTTTCAAATTATTTATTATTTCAATTTGTTTCTTAAATGTAAAATATTCTACCGGTAAATTAAGTTTTTCAATTTCAATCCTTTTTTTATCCCCTTTTTTTTCTTGTGTTAATTTTTTTATTTGATATCTATTTGATTGTCCAGTTATGTTAATTTGTTTTTTTTCATTATTGACCATACAATTTATATCCATATAAATTATATATATAATTGTTTATTTAATAATTAAATGATATAAATATTTATATATAAATAATTGTTTAATGAAACTAGTTAAACTTAACTCATTATATCATATATAAATGGAAGAAATACCAAATACTGTAAATAATGAAGAATGTGTTGAACTTAAAAATATTAAATACAAAACTATGCTTTTAAGTGGGGTTCCTATTAAAGAAACAAAATCAGCTAATGATTTATCTAATTTAGAAAAATTTTTAGAAAATGAACAAAATAATAATAAAAATGATCCGTGGTGTAAGCTAGATAAAACTATTAAAACAAAAAAATTAACTGAATTTGTTAATATATATAAAGTAGAAAATAAACTTGATGATGAAGAATCAGAATTATTAATTTCTTTTTTTAAAGATTGTCTAGATAGAAAAAAATTCCAAAGAGTTAAGGATGTAATATATGATAAAACAACTGGATTAATTAAAGAAATTCCTGCGTTGTCATATACAAAATCAACAAAACATTTTACTCTTA